GGGTTTTCCAGGTGCTTCATCTGCTTCATGCGCTTGCTGGCCGTCTGCCGGCAGCAGCGGTAACGCGCCATGATCTCCGGGACGCCCAGCAGGGTATCCATCAGCTTGCATCCTCCTTCCTGTTATCCATCACTTCGTACCAGGGCATACCGAGAACGTAGCCGATCCGTTTTGCTATGGCCTGCTTCGGCGTCCTGATGCCTTTTTCATATCGGCAAATCGCGGCATCCGTAACGCCTACGGCCAGCGCCAGCTCCTTGATCGTCATGCCCGCCGCTTTGCGGGCTTCCTTTAGCGTCAATCTCTCACCTCCTATCGCCTAAACGGTAATACTATTATATATCCGATACGGTAACTTGTCAATATAAAAATTACCGTTTAGGCGATACAAATTTCAAAGCCCAGCTGCCGCATGGTGATCTCAAAGGCCCGGCGGCCATAAATGGTGATCCGCGCTGTTTTCGTGTTCCTCAGCATCACGTTATAAAGGTCGGCGGCTTCAAAAAGAAACTCGGTGCCGTTGACGGTGAAGCGCTGGCCGATGGTTAATTGCTGCATGGTTCTGTCCTTTCTGCCCTGCCATCATCAGCAGCGGTGGGGCGGTTCCGCTGGACGGCCCGTAGGCCGTTTCGGATCATCTTGGTCTTACAATCGTAATATTATACTGCCCTGTTTTGCCATACATTATACTGGTAAACAATTCATTGCTTTCATAAATGTATGCGTTATATTTGCCCATGTACTCATTCCACAACGCATTGTATTGATTTTCATCTTTAGCTATCATCGTCATCGTTTTTTCCTCCTTCATCTGCCGGGTTTAGCCGCCCGGCCCGGCGTTGGTTTGTTATAGGCTGTTACAAAATTCAGCAGCGGCCTTGATGGTGCGGAAGGTGTGTAACTCGCGGAAGCCGATCCCGTCATTCTCCATGATGTTCACGTAATAGAAGCCGCGGCTCCCGATCATGCGGGTAATTTCGTATCCATTCACTACCTTGACTACTTCGTACATGGTTTCAAGCCCCTTTCCTTATCGTCAATATTATTATATTACCAATTCGGTAATATGTCAATACCTTTTTATAAAAAAATTACCATTTTGACAATATTTTTTTAATTGCCAATATGGTAAAATAGAGGTGTGAAAGGGGGATACTATATGAAGCTGAAAGAGATACGCGAAGCAAGGGGAATGTCCCAACGGCAAGCGGCCCTCGGGCTGAACCTGTCCCCGACTGTCTATAACCGATACGAAAACGGCATCCGGGAGCCGTCAAACGCGCTGTTGGTAGCCATCGCCGATTATTTCCATGTGTCCGTCGATGCCATCCTTGGCCGGGAGCCAGCCGATGATTTGCCACCGGCCTTGGATGACGCCCTTGTCGATCTGCTTGTCAGTCTGTCTCCCGCTCAGGTGCAGCGGGTGAAGGACTTTGTGCAAGGCATGACAGCAGCCGATAAAGCCTGATCTTCTGTTCCTCGGTCAATCCGGCAATCAGCTGCAGCGCTTCTTCTTTCGTCATAGCTCCGTTCCTCCTTTTTCCCGATCATAGCAGGGGAACGGGTGTTCTGTCAATGGGCGTACAATAATTTGTGATGATGGCCGCCGCTGCGGGCGGTGACGGGAAAAATAATGGAGGTTTTTTGTATGAAAAAGATGGTGGCGATGGTCCTTATGCTGATCTTGCTTGCGCCGTGCGCCATGGCGGAAGACATTGATCTTTCCGGGCTGAGCTTTGCGGAGCTTGCCGCGCTGCGGGATCGATGCCAGATGGAGATGATGGGGCGCGAAGAATGGCAGCAGGTTACGGTCCCGGCAGGGATTTGGAAGGTAGGAGAGGATATACCGGCGGGGCATTGGGTATTCACATATGATCCGTCCGTTAAAACGCTGATGAAATCTGGAATATCATACGGCGATGTGCTAAGAGAGCAGAAAAGCATTGATGTAATGAAATCGACAGAATACTATGGCCATACGTTCACGGAGGCTGATCCATCCTTCGATCTGGTGCTCGAGGATGGATACTACATCCAGGTAAATAACGGGCCTGTTATCGTAACGCCGTACACGGGCAAGACCGATCTGGGGTTCAAATAAAATGCCGCGAATCAAAAAGCAAGTGCTGAAACAGCGCAAGGATGGACGCTTCTGCTGCAAGTATCACGGGATACAATTCTTTGGCCGTTCTTCAGACGAGGCTCTGCAGGCGCGGGATGATTATAAACGCGCAGAAGAGGAAGGGCTGTCTATGAGGCCCTTGTCCGTGGCTGAATACGCAACGAAATGGCTACCGCTGCACAAAGGCGATGTATCTATCAAGTGCTATAACGATTACGCAAAGCAGCTTGATACGATGTGCGCCGTAATAGGCCGTATTTTGCTCTCTAACGTGTCTGTGGACGATGCGGCGAAGGTATGGGCAAGTTATAAGGGGTACAGCCAAAGCACGGTAAAACGCGCTAAAATGCTGTTTGTGGGCCTTTTTGACGCGGCTATTGAAAATGGCTATTGCATCCGCAACCCGTTCCGGTCCAAATTCGCCCAGCCGCCAAAGGCAGAGGCCGGGAGCCATCGGGCGCTGACGGAGGAAGAGATCACGCTGATACAAAATACGCCGCACAGATTCCAGGCAGCGGTGATGGTGATGCTGTACGCCGGGCTGCGGCGGGGCGAGGTGCTGGCGCTCACATCAAAAGATATTGACATCAATCGCGGGGTTATCCATGTATCAAAGGCCGTGCGGTATGATAGCAATCAGCCGATCATAGACAGGCCAAAAACCGCTGCCGGTGTGCGAGATGTGCCAATCCTCTCCCCCTTGCGGCCCATCCTGAAAAACAGGATAGGCAGGATCGCCGAGAGCGCGCACGGGGAAATCATGAGCGAAAGGGCGTTCCGCCGCGCCTGGGAAAGCTATTTGCTGGCGCTGTCAAACGCGGCAGGGCATCCGGTATCCATCAGGCCCCACGATCTGCGGCACACATACTGCACGATGCTGCGGGATGCGGGCGTGGATATGAAGCAAGCCATGATCTGGATGGGCCACGCGGACGAAAAGATGATCCTGCGCATATACGATCATGTGGGCGAAAAGCGCACGCAAAACAGCGTCAAACAGGTTGAAAAAATGCTCAATGGTATGCAAAACGGTATGCAGGCCGTTTCACGTGAAACATAAAATCCTTGTATTCCAACGGTTTTTGATGCATCAGGTAGGAAGCCTCCGACTCTGAAGGCCATGCGTTCGAATCGCACCGGGCGTACCAAGAAAAACCTTGAGAAATCAAGGCTTTTTCTTTTTCTCCGTGTGTTAATCTACGTTAAATCACGTTAAACTGTGTTAAATAAATGGTATGCAAAACGGTATGCAAAAAAATAAAGCCCCGGCGCGGGGCCGGGGTTACTGGTTATTTTTCGGGCGGGTGGGCTTCATCGTCCGGGATGATGTATGTATCGCCCTTTTCCCGGGCGGCGTCGATCAGGCCCTCGCCGACGATATAGGCCACAACGGACGCGGCGCTCATGATCAGCGCCCCGATCTGCGCGGTCTCGGCCTCGCTCTTGCCCAGGTAAATCAGCAGGCCGGTAACAAAACCGACGATGGCGGCCCAGAATTTACGGCTGGTCAATTTGCGCAGGATGTCATCTTTGCTCATGGTGTTTGCTCCTTTCGTTTCTTCCTGTTCAGGCTGATAATGCTCACAGCGCCAGCAGACGAGGCGGCCCTCCGGGATCACATCGCCGCAGCAGATGCAACGGTTATCCATGGCGGCGCTCCTTTCGTAGCAGTTATAATGCCATGTACGCTTATTTGCATGAAATAGGCGTAGGGTCTACGATTATTTATCAATTAGGTAATCATTCATTCCTGCCTGAGCGCGTTCCATCTCGTCGCTGTTGCCGTTGTGCAGCTCGTGGTTCAGCAGGGCCAGCACCCCACGGCATTGGGCTTTTTGCCCGCGCTCCATGGCGTCTTGACGCGCCTCAACGGCGGCAATCTGCCTGGTGTGGTTATCAATCAGCGCTTTATCATTGGCGAGTTTGCGGTCAATCTCTGCCAGCCTCGGCTCCAGTTTTTCCAGCACTTTTCTGCTGATCTCATCGGCCAATTCAGGGCGGCGAGCCTGTTTGCGCTCCCGCTCTTTGCGGATGATCTCCACAACCTTGTACACCGTAATGACAATCAGGCACAACGCCAGGAGCACATAGAGTGTTGTCCACAACGCCCCCGGCGTGATCCCCTCAATGGGCTGTATCGTCTCCAATTTCATCCTCTCCTATCCCTTGGAATTCAGTATTCCGAGCGCCTTGTCTATATTGGCTTGCGCAGACAGCAGATAGCGCATGGCGGCATCAATATCCACGGACGGCTCAGGCTCAGGCTCGGGGGTATACTCCGCCAGAAACTTCTCCATCATGTACCCCTGCTTGCCGCCGTATTGGATATAGGCCCAGCCGTTGTTCTGCATGGTCTCGGTGACAACGGTTCCGATGGGTACAGCATCGATTTTCGGATATTCCGTGCCGGGGCCGCTGCGCAGGTTGACGGTTTTGCCGGTCTCGGCGGTTACGATCATTTGTTTACTCATAGTCTCCTCCGTCGGTGTATTTGTGGGTTCACTCGCTTCTTCCGGCCCATCCGTCCAAGTCTTATCGCCCTCAATATAAGTTACATGCACGCCCTCGGCCATGGCGCGGCGGATTTCGTCCCGGTACATACTCATGGTGTAGCAGTAATTCTTGAGCCACCAGGTGATGTCGCCGTGATCCGTGGCCATGTGCAGTTTGTGCAACTCGGCATGATCCAGCACGGCGTTCACATCGATACCGTACTTCCAGCACAGATAGGCGCAAAGGTTGACCGACTTGTCCATCACCGCATCCATGAAATAGGCGCGGTTGTGCCGATCATCCTCGCAGACCTCGAAGCCAATGAAGCCCTGGGCGTTGGCTGATTTTACGTTCGGGTCTTTGTTACCTTTGCTGTCCGTCCAACTGCCGGAGAGCCAGCAATGGGTTTCCCAGGGCAAGGTCTGGTAGACCGCTACGGCGCCATTTTGAAGCTTCCCGATAAAGGCGTTTCCGCATTTATTGAATCCGGGCTGGTTCCACGTATTATTATACTTGTTCGTCCCCAGCAGCCCGTCATCCGGCCCAACATAGCGGTGGAGGTAGGGGTTGTTCGCCCCTGTGGAATGCACCTGGATGCCATTTGGATGGCCGGAGGTGTTGCCGTAGCAATCATTTTTGGTAAAATATAATCGGTGGATCGTAAGATGCCGCATTGTCAATCATCCCTCCCAAAGGCGCAGACGGCTGCTACTAAAGCCCCAAACAGAGCACCGCCCACGAACGTTACGAGGAGCCAGTACCAGGGGATCATTCTTCCGGCTCCGGCTGGGGCTGGGCGGCGTGGTGGATGTACTCCTTGCAGCCCTCCACCACATCCAGCTGGGTATCCACGATCATCACATAGGCGGAGGCCACGTCCGGGGCGCTCCAGAGCGCCTGGCAGCGGCCATGGTACTGGGTTTTGGCGGCGGCAAGGGTGGCGATGCCCTCAGCGCGGATGAAGAAAGAGCCGTTGATGCACTCAATAATGGCGTAAGTCATGATGGTTTACCTCCTTAATAATCAGGCATTGGCCAGCAGGATCAGCTGCTCGGCCACGGTGGTGGGGGTTACATTGGTTCCGGGGGTGAGCGTGGCGCCGCTGGCGATAGACGCGGCGGCCTTGTAGAGGGTATCGCCCACGATCAGCAGATCTCCGGCGGCATAGGGGCGGGAGGCCGTCATGGTGGTCTCGATCCCGGCGATCAGGCTGCGGGTGGCGCGGGTCTGGCTGTCGATGTACATTTTGGTGTCGGCGGTGTACTCCACCGAGATCGGCCCCGCATCGGCCCAGATGTTATTCTGCCCAAGGAGCGTACGGATTTGGGAGGCGGTGAGGGTGTAGGTGATGGGAGTGGCGAGAGGATAAACAATAACGGCATCGCCATACTTCGCCATGAACGCATCCGATGTGAGAGTTAAATCCGTGTCGTATATTGCGAGCAAATCCCCACTGGCTGTTATCCCAAAGTTCACGTTAGTAGACCCGGCATCACTTGTGCGATTTGACCCATAGTATGCGGCGGCTTCAACACCCATTGAACCGATAGCACCATGCTTTTGACTATATGATACCGCATTGGCAAGACTTGGAAGAAAAAATCGTCTCATTA